TGAAGTATGGCACCCATCCCTCAAGGGGAACCTTTTCTACAGTCTTGAAGACAGGACTAAATAACGAGAACGAGCTAGTTCGGAACCAGGCACTTGATTTTTTTAACTCCCTCCCCGTTGAAGTGGTTGAAGGATCTGCTCATACCAAGGAAGTCGCTCTTGACTTCTGTAAGAAGCAAAAGCTTAAGGGCGCCATGATGCGCTGTGTCGGGTTGATAAAGAACTCCAGCTTTGATGAAATAAGCAAAGTAATGAATGAGGCGCTTCGTTTGGGCGCGGACAACAATCATGGCTATGATTATCTTATTGACTTCGAGAAGCGATTCGAGATCAAAGCCAGGAACCCCATTAGCACCGGCTGGAGTAAGGTAGATTCTGTCTGCAACGGCGGTCTCGGTTCAGGTGAGCTGGGGGTAGTTGTAGCCCCTACGGGTGCTGGAAAGTCAATGGCTTTAGTTCACCTTGGGGCTCAAGCCCTTTTAGCTGGCAAAGCCGTTGTCCACTATACTCTAGAGTTGCAGGACACAGTAGTTGCGCTCAGGTATGATAGTTGCATTACGGGAGTGCCCCTCACTGGTATCTTTAATCACAAGAGTGCGATTTATGAGAAGGTACAAACAGTGCCAGGTAGGCTAATTATCAAAGAGTATCCCACCAAGACCGCCTCTACCGAAGTAATAAAGACTCATCTTGAAAGACTTCAGCGCCAACATGTAAAAATTGGAATGATTATAGTAGACTATGGAGATTTGCTGCGCCCGGTATGCGTTCAGAGAGAGAAAAGGAATGAGCTAGAATCAATCTACGAAGAGCTTCGCGCCCTCGCTCAGATTTTTGAGTGCCCTGTTTGGACAGCCTCACAGACCAATAGATCTGGCTTAAATGCTGAAGTGATTACGATGGAGTCAATTTCAGAGGCGTTTAACAAGTGCTTCGTGGCGGATTTTATTTTTACAATTTCAAGAACTATCGAAGATAAAGGCAGCAACGAGGGGCGCATCTTTGTTGCTAAAAATAGAAACGGTCCTGATGGCATGGTCTTCCCTATCTTTATGGATACACGGAATGTGCAGATAAAAGTTATGTCGCAAAGCTCTCAGTCAGTAGGGGCGCTTATGGCAAAGTCTACCAAACAACAGGCGGAATCATTAAGAGAAAAATATAAGAGTTTTAAACAAGCCGGCACAGAAAAAGAAAAGGAGAATTAAGATGAGTCAAGATATTTCAGTAGATATCCTATCGAACATTACGGTGTATATGAAGTATGCGCGGTATCTAGAGAAAAAGAAGCGCCGGGAAACGTGGCGTGAGCTTACTTTTCGAAACAAGAGGATGCATATTAAAAAGTACCCTCACTTAAGAGAGGAAATTAACGATGTTTATAAATTTGTGCTGCATAGAAAAGTGCTGCCGAGCATGCGTTCGATGCAGTTTGCTGGTAAGTCCATTGAAGTTGCCCCCAACCGAGTTTTTAATTGTGCCTACCTTCCAATTGATGATTGGCGTTCTTTCTCTGAAGTGATGTTTCTTCTGCTCGGCGGCACCGGAGTGGGATACTCGGTTCAGAAGCACCATGTCGAAAAACTCCCTGAGATACGAAAACCCAGCAGAGACCGCAGCCGCCGTTTTTTAGTATCTGATTCTATTGAAGGGTGGGCTGATGCAGTAAAGGCGCTAATGAAAAGTTATTTTTTTGGTGGACCGTCGCTGCGTTTCGATTTTAGTGACATTCGCCCCAAGGGAGCGAAACTGATAACATCAGGGGGCAAAGCCCCTGGACCGCGCCCCCTTCAGCACTGTTTGGTACACTTGGAGGGGATTCTAAGTGAGAAGGCGGACGGTGATGAGTTGCACTCTATCGAGGTTCACGATCTTGTTTGCCACATCGCTGACGCAGTGTTGGCTGGCGGCATTCGCCGAGCTGCTTTAATTTCGCTTTTTTCAGCGGATGATGATGAGATGCTTTCGTGTAAAGTGGGACGCTGGTGGGAGCGAAACCCTCAGAGAGGGCGAGCAAACAACTCAGCCGTTTTACTTCGGCATCGCATAACAAAAGATTATTTTTTAAATCTCTGGAGTCGCGTGCAGGCATCCGGTACAGGGGAACCAGGATTTTATTTTTCTAATGATAAAGATTGGGGGACTAATCCCTGTTGTGAGATTGCTCTACGGCCTTATCAATTTTGTAACTTGACCGAAGTCAACGTTAGCAACATTAAAAACCAGCAAGACCTTGAAGCGCGAGTTCGCGCTGCCGCCTTTCTAGGGACACTTCAAGCAGGCTATACTGATTTTCATTATCTCAGGGCAGTTTGGCAGCGCACCACAGAGAAAGAGGCGCTTATCGGGGTTTCTATGACCGGCATCGCCTCTGGGAGAGTGCTGGAGGAGGATATCGATCTTAGAGCCGCTGCCAAAGTTGTAAAGGCAGAGAACAAAAGAGTTGCTTCTTTGATTGGGATTAAATCGGCGGCTCGTACCACCTGTGTTAAGCCCGCAGGAACCACCTCTCTGACGCTTGGCACCAGTTCCGGCATTCATGCTTGGTACGATCACTACTATATTCGTAGAATTCGGGTAGGCAAGAATGAGGCAATATATGCCCATCTTCAAGAAGTGGCACCAGCCATGCTTGAAGATGATTATTTTAGACCCCACGACACAGCAGTTATTTCGGTGCCACAGAAAGCCCCCGAGAATTCTATTGTGCGTACTGAGTCCGCGCTCTCCTTGCTTAAAAGGATTAAGCACGTCACCACTGAGTGGGTGAAAGCAGGGCATATCCGAGGGCAGAACACTCATAATGTATCGGCTACTGTTTCCGTCAGAGGTTCGGAGTGGCACGATGTAGGAGAATGGATGTGGGAGAACAGAGAGGTTTATAATGGCTTAGCGGTCCTTCCTTATTCGGACACGGAGCACACTTATATTCAGGCACCTTTTGAGTCTTGTTCAAAGGAAACCTACGAGGTGCTTTATAATTCTCTTACTGCGGTGGACTTATCTCAAATTCGCGAAGAGACTGACGAAACTACTCTTCAAGGCGAGCTTGCGTGTGCCGGGGGTGTGTGCGAAATTAAATAAAACACTTGACAAGTGTTAAATTTTGGTGTAAGATGGTTACATCATAGAAGGGAGCTATTATTATGGCTAGTAAAGAAGAAGAAGAGAAAGAAGTAACGGTGAGCAAGGAAGAGCGTATCCAAACGTATGTAAAGTCCCTGCACGCTATTGAAGATGCGATGGAACCGTTTAAGGAACAGAAGCGGGCTCTTAAGGGCAACTACGTCGAGAATGGCTGGCTCAACAAGGAGGACATTTCTCTTGCTGTGAAGGCATATCGTCTTTTAAAGAATGATGTAGACATGGAGCAACTCATGGACTATTATGATACCGTCAAGAAGTCCAAGAAGAGTATCTCTTAATGCACTTCGTTCCGATGAATCGACATCTTTGGGTAAAGCCCCCATCGGCGGAAGCAGATCCTAGCGGAATTGTTTTACCTGAAGCGTATACCGAGGCTCAACAACATGTGGTGGTGGAAGTTATTGCGGCTGCCCCAGATTGCAAGGCATTTGACACGGCGTTGCTGGGGAACCGCTCGATGGTCGGGGTGCTCGTGCCCACAAATATGCTGGTAGAAGTAACGGCTGGACCCACGACTTACACCTTGGTTCAGGAAAACTATATTCTTGGGTACACGTCGGTTCAGGAAAATTATATTCTTGGGGCGGTAGATCTTGAGGATTAAAACAAGAGGGAAAAGAGGAATTTAGATGACGGCTTATATATTATGCAGTGCGATGATGGCTGCTGGGTTTGGGACTAATGTGGACATTGCTTGCCACTACGCACAGGAAGTAATCGAGGCTTCCGAAGAGTATCGCGTCGATCCCCTTGTGCTTGCGGCGCTCATCCAAGTGGAAAGCCACTGGAATCCGCGTGCCAGATCTAGCGCGGGAGCATGTGGTTTAACACAGATTCTTCCTCGCTTTACAGTGCCTCGCGTTTCATGTCGGACTTTGTTGCGCCACCCTGATATTGCCATTGTGCATGGCGCCCGCGCCCTGCGTCAGTGGTTGCAGCGGGGAGAAAATATAACGAATCCTGACCGACGCCTTCGGATCGCTCTGTGTGCTTATAATGCAGGCAATCGATGTTTTAGGCGTCCTGCATGGAATAGTGCCGGGATGCCCTATGCCCGCCGCGTGTTGAGGCTTTCCGCGACTGTGCGCCGTCACAGCGAAACAATCAGGACACTAGATACGAATCCGGCTCCTCACAATTTTCGAGAAGACAGCTTGGAAGAACTGTATCTACAAGGCGTTGAGGGGTGTGGGCTATGATTAAGTATAAACAAAAGGTGAACACAGTGAAGTATAAAAGATGCTATGATATGATTACTCCGCATGTAAAGCGCGTCAACGGCTTTCCTGATCGCTATGACGATCTTGCCCGATATCAAAAAGTCTTTATAAGGGGTCTCGTAATGGCGACTCAAGAATGGTCGATCGTATATCCTGATGGGACGGTTCTTTACCTTCACCCCCACCTCCACCATGAGCCATCTTCCAAGGGAGTTTAGAGTGTCGGAAGAAAGACTAGACAGTACCATCCGCTTTGTGGGGCTTCATGCTCACAGCGTTGCGGGTTCCCCTTTTGATGGCTTGGGTTACCCTGCCGAGCATATGGATTTTGCATATCAGAATGGGATGGACGCCCTTGCTCTCACGGATCATGGGAATTGTAATGGCTTGGCATATCAGGTATTGCACGCGAAGCAGATGCAGTCTGAGGGGAAAGAGTTTAAGCCAATCTATGGAGTCGAGGCATATTTTCTTCCGTCGATTGATCAATGGAAAGAAGATTATGAAGCTGCGAAGCTAGGGAAGAAAGCCGCTAAAAAGACAAAAAAAGACGCCACTTCGAGTGGCACAGTCCTTGAAGATGAAAACCGCACTTTGAAGAGTAAAGTGAACCGACGACGCCATTTAATTCTTTTGGCGCAAAACCAAACAGGGTTGTCTAATATTTTCAAGCTTGTTTCGGCGTCATACTTAGAAGGAAATTTTTATCGCTTCCCGAGGGTGGACTATGCTTTGCTAGAAAAATATAATGAAGGCATCCTGGCTGCATCGGCGTGTTTGGGCGGCGTCTATGCCGGCGACATGTGGGAGCACCAAGCGGAAGGACCCGAGGCTGTTTTAGAAGCTATGCGCGAGACCACAAAGAAGATGCTTGCTATCTTTGGTGATCGGTGGTATGGGGAGCTACAATGGAACTCCATTCCTGAACAGCACGCCTTAAACAAATACATTATTCAGATTTGTACGGAGTTCGACATTAAGATGATTTCGACTGCCGATAGCCACTACCCCTCTCCCCCGAAGTGGAAGGACAGAATTCTGTATAAGAAGCTGGGGTGGCTTAGCAACTATGCTGCGGATCAGAAGCTGGTGCTTCCTGAGTCTGTAGATGAAGTAGGCTATGAGCTTTATCCTAAAAACGGAGACCAGATGTGGGACTCTTATAAGAAGTATTCGGCGTTGACAGGCGAGGAATATGATGATGACTTGGTGCTGCGCTCCATCCAAGAGACTTGGGAGATTAGCCAGTCGAGAATCGAGGCGTTTCTCCCTGACAATACCGTTAAGCTCCCCTCCTTTGTGGTACCATCCGGCGAGACTCCCGAGTCGGCTTTGACAGCTTTGAGCGTAGCAGGTTTAAAACAACTTCTGCGAAGTCGTTCTGATGTTGATGACGAAAGTGCCCGCGCATATGCAACACGATTAAAGGAAGAGCTGGACATTATTAATGAGCGTGGCTTCTCAAAGTATTTTTTGACCATGAAGGCAATTGCTGACAAAGCTGTTGAGACTCAACTTACCGGCTCTGGGCGAGGTTCCGCAGCAGGCTCCCTGGTCTCTTACGCCTTGGGCATCACCCAGGTGGACCCGATTAAATATGGGCTTCTCTTTAGTCGCTTTCTTCGAAAAGATGCGAAAGACTACCCCGATATTGATTATGACGTGTCGGACCCTATGGCACTTAAGGATTTCTTGGCAGAAGAGTGGGGAGAGAATACGGTTATTCCGATCTCTAATTGGAACACTCTTCAGCTGCGCTCGTTGATTAAAGACATTTCCAAGCTTTATCAAATCCCATTTACTGAGGTTAATGCTGTGACGGGGCGTATGCTTTTTGAAGCCACCCCAGCTGCCAAGGCAAAGCATGGCATCAAGGCGGGTGTCTATACCCCTACTTTCGAAGAGGTGATGGAGTACAGTGCCACGCTCAAATCCTTCCTTCTCAAATATCCTCATGTGAAGACTCACATTGAAGCGTTGTGTGGTCAAGTGCGCTCGTGTTCGCGCCATGCAGGCGGTGTAGTTATCGGAGAGAATCTCGATGAGCAGATGCCCTTGATTGTTTCGGGCGGTGTTCGGCAGACTCCGTGGTCTGAAGGGCAACATGTACGTCACTTAGAACCGCTTGGGTTTATTAAATTTGATATTTTAGGGCTTAGCACTTTAAGAATGATCGAAGGGGCAGTACGTCATATTTTAAAACGCCATCACGGAGTAGAGGACCCGACCTTTAAAGAGGTCCGCGCTTTCTATGATAAGCATTTGCACCCTGACGTGATGGATCTTAAGGACCCTGCGGTATATTCAGAAATCTTTCATCGAGGCAGCTGGGCTGGTGTTTTTCAATTTACGGAGACAGGCGCTCAGTCTTTTTGCCGGAATGTGAAGCCCAATAGTATTATTGAGATCGCGGCGGTTACTTCTATCTTTCGCCCCGGTCCTCTTTCAGCAGGCGTTGACAAAAAGTTTATTAGTGCAAAGTCCAATCCTGCTTCTATCAAATATGTACACGAGATCGTCCGCGAGGTGACCGAAGAGACCTACGGTTTTCTTATCTTCCAAGAACAGATTGCGATGCTGGCTCATCGACTTGGAAAGGACATAAGCTTAGATGAGGGTAATATCCTTCGGAAGCTTTTGACGAAAAAAGGTACGGGCGAGACCAACAAAGCGAAGACTGTAATTTATAATAAGTTCATTGCCGGGTGTATTGAAAAAAATATTTCCCACTCAGATGCCAATTATATTTGGTCTACTTTCGAATTCTTTTCTGGCTATGGTTTTAACAAGTCACACGCTGTATCCTATAGCCTTTTATCATACCAGTGTGCGTGGCTTTTGCACTATTATCCGTCAGAGTGGTCTGCGGCTTTTCTGGACAAAGAGCCAGAACGCCGCAAGGAGAAGGCGATTAATCTTGTGAAGCGCCTGGGGTTCAACGTGCAGTCTTTGGATATTAATACATCGGGGGTAGTGTGGGAGATCGCACCAGATAACACGACGCTGGTACAGCCTCTCACCTCAGTCAAGGGCTTGGGGGATGCTGCCATTAATCAGATTATGACTAATCGCCCTTTCGCTTCAATTGAGGAGTTCCTTTTCAATGAAGACATCACTTACTCAAAATTAAATAAAAAAGCGATCGATGTGCTCATTAGAAGCCAGGCATTAAACAACTTAATGGACGAGAGGTTTTCGGGGCTTAAACATTTTTGGTCGGCTGTTGCGGTTGATCGACCGAAAAATAGAAAAAAGTTTTACGAGAACATAGAACTATATCATCCTGAAGGAGACTTTAGCACTGAGGAGAAGATCGAATATTTAGTTTCTCTTACCGGCGCGTTCCCGATGGGGCTTGTCATGAGTGAAAAAGTACAGGGGGAGCTGGAACATTACGGCATTCCACCGCTTGGAGAGTTTGACGAAGACTTGGGTGCTGCTTGGTTTATCCCCCGTGAAGTTATCGAGAAGAAGACCAAGAATGGAAAACTGTATTGGATTCTTCGTGTCATTGATTCGACGAGCACAACCACTTCGATTAAGTGCTGGGGCGTGAAGCCCGACTTGGATGTGGTACACCTCAATCATCCATATATGGCAAAACTAGACTATGATTCGCAATGGGGGTTTAGCACCCGAAGTTTGCGTAGAAATTTTAAATTATTAGCTTAAGTTTAAGGAGAATACAATGATCATTGAATATGAAAGAGTTCGCCCTAATGCGCTACCACCGCAGCGAGCCAACCCGAGCGATGCCGGGTTAGATGTGTTTTACTGCCCTGCGGAGCCAACAACACCCCCCGCTTTAGAAATTCAGCCGGGAAAGTCTGCGGTCCTTCAGACGGGTCTTCGCTTTGGTATTCCTCACGGCTATATGCTGGAGGTAAAGAATCGCTCTAGCGTAGCAGCAAAACAGAGTCTTATTGTTGGAGCCTGCGTGGTGGATTCAGGATATGACGGAGAAGTTTTTATTAATCTTCATAACGTAGGTAGAACGACGCAATGGGTTTACCCTGGCGCAAAGATTGCCCAGCTTGTGATGATTCCCGTCGTTTCTTTCCGCCCAGCCGAAGTTGCTGGCGGCTTATATGATCGGACTCCGATTACAATTAGTGAGCGTGGCGACGGGGCTCTGGGCTCCACTGACAAGAAGGGTAGCTCCTCGTGAATCGGAAAGAGCGCCGAGCCTTGAAGAAGTTGACTTCGGACAAGGCAGCTAAAGACTTAGAAGAGTCGCTGGGGCTCTTTGATCTTCTTCCTGACAACTGCTCTACTTGTAACAAAGATTTTGATAAGAAGTCTCGCGAGATGGCTTTTACTTGGAGTGTTGTAGTAAAGAAAGAAGAGAAGACAGTAAGACTTTTTTGTCCTGAGTGCATGACCAAGGCGCAACAAGTGCTTAAGGGTGCAACAGGTACAAGTCCAGAAGAAGGCTCAAAAGGAGGGCAGTCGTGACAGCAAAGTTATGGAGTAAGAAAAGCGGGGCAGTGGGGTTTAGTTCAAAAAATGATGACTGGGAAACACCCCAGGCATTCTTTGACCAGTTGAATCAAAAATATAATTTTACATTAGACCCTTGTGCGTGTCCTCAATCAGCCAAGTGTAAGAAGTATTTTACTGAGGCAGATAACGGGCTTGTGCAAAGCTGGGAGGGTCATACAGTTTTTATGAATCCCCCTTATGGGCGTGAGATTAAGAAGTGGATTGAAAAAGCATATCGGGAGAGCCTAAAGCCCGATACTACCGTGGTTTGTTTAATTCCGTCACGGACGGATACACGATATTGGCACGACTATTGTATGAAGGCAAAAGAGATCTACTTTGTGAAAGGACGATTAAAGTTCGGCGGGAGCAAGAATGCTGCTCCGTTTCCGTCCGCTGTTATCGTCTTCCAGTCGCAGCCCATATATAAGGCACTGACGCTAGTGGGCAACACATGAGCGACAGGCGCAAGATCCGAGATGCGCTCGCCTATGATGATGTTTTATTGGTCCCGCAATACAGCGATATTGAGAGTCGCGCAGAGGTTTCATTGCGGAGTGCGCTGGATGATAATCTAGAGTTGCGTTTACCAATTATTTCTAGTCCGATGGACACTGTAACTGGGAGCGATATGGCTGCCGCCCTGGTGGTTCTTGGGGGTTTGCCCATTGTGCATCGTTATAATTCTCCTGCCGAGCAGGCGCAGACAATAATAGATGCGCTGAAGAAGGCTGATTTAATTTCTGTGCCGCTCATTGGTGCAGCTATTGGGGTGTCGGGAGACTTTGAATCGCGGGCTTGTATGGCTTATGATGCCGGCGCTCGTATTTTGTGCGTTGATGTGGCGCACGGTCATCATATCTTGGTGAAGCGAGCCCTTCTTCGGCTGCGTGAGGTTTTTGGTTTGGACATACACTTGATGGCAGGAAACGTTGCGACTCTTGAGGGCTTTAATGCTTTGTCGGACTGGGGGGCTGATAGTGTTCGCTGTAATATCGGTAGCGGGAGTTGCTGTACGACCAAGGTGCAGACAGGACACGGCATTCCTGGGTTACAAACTATTTTGGATTGCGCTATTTCTGATCGTTCCGCACGCATTATTGCCGATGGAGGGATAAGAAGTGCGGGTGACATTGTTAAGGCTTTGGGAGCCGGTGCAGATTTTGTGATGCTGGGCTCGATGCTCGCTGGGACCAACGAGGCTCTTGGGGAGACAATAGCCACTCCTGATGGTGCCGTGTCTAAGGTCTATAGAGGGATGGCGTCCCGAGAAGCACAAGAGGATTGGCGCGGGAGAGCCTCTAGCCTAGAAGGGGTGGCGACTAGTGTGCCGTGCCGAGGTCCCGTCGAGAATATAATTGACCTAGCAGCCCGAGGCATCCGCAGTGGGCTGTCATATAGTGGGGCTCGCAACATTAGAGAGTTTCAGGCTAAGGCAAAGTTTGTACGACAAACTAATGCGGGGCAGATAGAGAGTGCGCCTCACATTCTTTTGGGCACTTGAAGAGGAGAACGGTGATGGGCAAAGAGAACGATAAGCGTGTGACGTTCTACTATACGGACGCAGGGCACGCTGCCTTTAAGAGAGCCTTGAAAGATCACGAGATTTCTCAAAGTGTTTTTTTTCGTATTGTAATGGAGGGGGTCGTTGATGGCGAGCCTTATATTGAGTCCTTTATCAAGAGGAAGAAGAAGGTGTTGCAGAAGAAAAAGCTCGCTGCCAAGAGGCTTCAGGGTAAAAGCCGCCGATCTTCTAAGCCGCGCAAAGACAGCATGTTATATGACGCGAAGGAGCTTAAAAATATTTTTGACTTATTAGAAAGAGAAGGAGCGATAAAATGAAATGTTTTGATTTATGTAAGACACATGAGGTAAGCTGTCCCAACAGGGATTGTCGTAGTTGGATTGATTATGAAGATGATTTAAACTGTACTCATGTGGCAATAAAAACACACGGGGCAATGACATTGCGCCAAATAGGCGCTCGCGAGGGCGTTACGCACGTTGCTATTAAGTATATTGTTGATAGCGCAGGTAAGAAGCTTAGGAAAAAACTAAGAGTTTATCACGGGTAGGGGCACCTCCAACATTGCAGAAAAGATGCCTTTTTTGGAATTTAGATACTATTTAATAAATGCAAATACTAAAACACCGAATTTAAGCGGTGGTTATTGTTAGGAGAGAAAAAAAATGAGTAACAAGAAGCTATTAAGTGAAAGCGCGATTCGGCGTTTAATGAAGTATGCCAACCTGGACCAAGCTACCGCAGAGGACTTTCTGTCGCGGACAGCTATCCAAGAAGAGGAATCTGCGCCCGAGCTAGAGCTTGACGCAGCCGCTGAGCTGGATGATGCCCATGATGAGCTTGAGGATGCGGGAGCCGATATTGCGGATGCTGCTGATGATCTCGCTGGTGCAGAAGCCGACATGATCGCCGCCGCCGACGCCCCGATGGACGAAGAACAGGTGGAAGCGCTTGTAGATGCGGTTCTTGGTGCCATTAGCGACGTGACCGGCGTTGAAGCCGAGGTTGTTTCCGACGTGGCGGCTGCCGAGGCAGAAGCCGATGCCGACCTTGAGATGGTGGCTGTGGATGCAGAAGAGCTTGCCGCTGACGATGAGCTTGCTGATGATGAGCTTGAGATGGAGCTAGCCGAGGATGCCATCGACACAGAACTGCATCACGATGATGAGAATATCAAGGATGACGAAGGGCACATCGATGCTCTAAAAAAAGATATTAAGGACGACGAAGAGGAAAAGAGGCGAGCCGATCGCGCACGCACCAACGAGTCTGCCCTCGTCGCTCGCGTCACGCGCCGTGTTGCCGAACGCCTTTTGGGCGGCTTGGCTGCGCCGACCACTGACACTCCCACCAAAGCTGAATAAAGTCTCTTGTAAAAAAGAATTTACTTAAAGTTTTAAGCCACATGGTGTATCCTAAGATTCATTATGTGGCTTCTTTTCTATCTACTGAGGGGTGTTGAGTATGTATAGCGGGCTTATTATTGGTGTTGTTCTTGGTTTTCTGGGAGCCGCTTTCTGTAGAAGACTAATTATTAATAGGATGTTACAGAAAATGATACGGCAAGCGGAAGAAGAGTCTTTAGCGCTAATCGTGCAGTCGGCTGAACTTTATTATTCTTGTAGCGGGTTGTTGGATCTGGTGGCGATGAGTGTCCCCGACGCGGAAAAAGCGACGGTTCTCTTGACAAAGAAGGTGCTTGACCACCGACACGCCCAGTGGAAAAAGGAATCTCTGGCACACGTTTTTAGTTATCACCCTGGTTATTCAGAGGGAGACTTTCCTTCATGGGACCAGGCGATGACGCATATAATTAAGACCACAAAAGGGGCGGAAAAGGAGAGTATTTTTAATGGCGAAAAAGAAGGACACAAAAACCGACGAAACCGAGAATAACGATGAAACGGCGCCACCGGAGGAGATGCCTCCCTATATGGTTGTGCAGATGCCCTGCGAAGAGCGATCCCCGCCCCCGGCTTCTATTCGAGTCACCGGGTTGGTGGGAGACATTACAGAGGAGAAGACTGCCGATGTTTTAAGTGCCATTATCACTTTGATGGACAAAGGTTGCCGCCATACTATAAACGAACAAGGAGAAGCGGAGGTCACATATCAGCCATTTGAGATTGTGGTTTCCACTAACGGTGGCTCAGCCTCAGAGATGTTTTCGCTTTTTGATTTAATAACGCATGCCAAGAAAAGATTCGAGGTGGGCACCTTTGGATTAGGAAAAGTGATGTCAGCGGGCATTCCAATTTTAGCCGCCGGCACCAAAGGCAAACGCCGACTGGGAAAGAATTGTCGCCTTATGATCCATTCAGTGGTGGGGGCTTTTGGTGGTTCGATGCACGATCTGGATACCGAGATGGAAGAGATGCGCTGGGCTCAGGAGCGATATGTTGATGCCCTAGTTGAGACCACCGATATGACCAGGGCTTATGTGCGGAAGCTTCTTAAGAAGAAAGTGAACGTATACTTAACAGCCCAGGAGGCAGTTGACTTGGGAATTGCAGACGAGATAGTTTAATGGATACCGAGGAGAAGATTTTTTACAATGAGGCAACGGCAGTGAAGCTGGGTTGGTTTCCCAGCTGGTTCGGTGTAAAAGTTTTTAACGAAGGGCTGGTCAAGGCTATAAAAAAATGGCAGAAGGCGCACAAGTTGAAGGCTGATGGGCTTGTGGGTCCTACTACCTTTCGTCGTCTTTACGCCGAGAGAGAATCTTTGAAGGAAGATGCCGAGGAGAAGAGAGAGACCGCCAACATTGCCGAGCCGAATTTTATTATTTACAATGGGGGAAAGTTTCCCATCAAGTGGGACAAGGTAGTTAATTGGGAATCCCCCCTCCCAATGCTACAGTCCATTTACATCCCCTCAGAGAGGACTTACTATAAGTATGACCGGGGAACTCGTGACATAAAGTTTTTCGTTAACCACTGGGATGCCAGCCTTTCCGCCGCTTCTACTACTCGCATCCTTGACCGGCGCAACTTATCTGTTCATTTCTGTATTGATAATGATGGCACCATTTTCCAGCTTGTGGACATGCAGCACGCAGCCAAGCACGCGGGAAGGGCAAATAGAAAATCAGTAGGGGTGGAGATCAGCAACGCCTATTATTTAAAATACCAGCGCACTTATAAAAGAAGGGGGTTTGGGGAGCGACCCGTTATAAGGGATGCCACCGTCCACGGTGTAAAGTTGCCCCCCTTTACCGGCTTTTACCCGGTGCAGATCGAAGCTCTTAAGGCTCTTTGGGTTGCGGTGTCCGAGGCTACCGATATTCCTTTAGAGTGCCCCCTAGATGAAAACAATGAACTAGTTACTCGTGTAGATCCACGTTGTGTACAAGGCACCTTTGAAGGGTTCATTAATCATTATAATCTTTCTCGGAAAAAGATTGACTGTGCAGGTCTCGAATTGGATAAACTATTGCAGGAGATAAAAGATGAAAAAGCGTGATCTTGACAAGATAATTGACGAGGCTTTTGAACGACAGCAAGAGGCACAAAGTGATCGGGCGTGTGATTTTGCTCCTACTGAGAATAGGTTTACTACAGATGAAACAGGCGAGGAAGTCGCCAAATTAGCTGCGAAGATTCTCAACTTAAAAGAACCACAAGATCCTCCGTATGAACAATCACAAGGCTCCAAAAAAGAGTTTAAACGAGAGTGGAAAATTTTTGGTGCTCCTATGCAACGAGGAAAATATACCGCAGAACTCGCCAAACAATTGCGCGATGCGGGTATTGAGGCTTATTCCTCTGCCGATGCGGCTTTGTATAAACAATGTCATCCTAAGAAAAAATTACCTGGGAAGGTTATGGATAAGGGGAAGGGGATTATCGTCATTTATGAGATGGTGGATGAGGATGATAAGACTAGCAAGGAAATGTGGTATTTTGTTTATAAACCTTCCAAGCAAGCCAACTCAGGATACGCTACAAAATATGAAGGCAACTTAATTTATGCAATTAATATTGCGGGCGGCCAACCTGAAGCAACAGCCAGTGCATTAGCCGGAAGTCGTAATGAAGATATAGCAGATCAAGCTTCCGCTGACGATATTATTTCAGCTATCAAATGGGGAGATAAGCCCACAAAGGCTCAAAGAGCTTCCGGCGGGGCTCTCCCCGCCGTTAAATTAACGCCCCTTTATAAAAAGTATATTAAAAGCACAGAGCCAAAGACTGATATCTTTGTGTGGTTCGGGAAAGATCGAAAAAACGCTTCAGTGAAATCCGCTACGGGCGCTCAATATGCTTCTGCACAAGGACCAGAAGCCGTTGCTATTTTTGAAGCTGCGCTTAAGGGTGTATCCGATGCAGAAAAAAGGGATTATTATAAAACAGTGGAGAAAATACTTAATAAATTTGGGGGCAGAGCTACCGGCACCGGAACTGCCACTATGGAGCCCATGCGAGAACAGTATGCTGAAGAAACCGGACTTGCAAAACAAGCTTTGGATGGGGTGGTTTCCGATACTATTTTAGGAGATTGTTCGGCTGAAGAATGTAGGCAAAAAGCAGATGAGTTATTGGCTCTTGCTAAAAATCCTAAAGCTGTTGAAAAAGTCATAGCCAATCAAAAAAAGGTATTAGACGAAAAGAGCGATGCTGTGAAAAAAGAGTCCCTTATAAATATGCAAAAAGATTTAAACGAAGCCATGCCCCAAATCGATGCAGCCACACAGCAATGGATGAACACCCCCGAAGCCCGTCAGCTTATTTTGCGTGAAGCAGTAACCGGGGAAAATAAATTTGCTACAAAAGAAGCCATAGCAAATGCTGTACTTAAGTGGGATGATAGTGAGTTTTCAAAATCAAGTTGGGCGCTTTTAGATGATAAATGGTTTTCAGCTCATGTTGACAAAACTAAATATAACTTTAGATCACGCGGAGGAACTGGCTTGGCTAATCGTGGAATTGCTTTCCGTTTAGATGCCTTGAACGAACACAAGTCATCGACAACTCTTTTATCTTCTGCGGAAAATCAAGAACTTAGTTTATTGTGGGAAGCCATGGTGCTTACCGAAGGCCCCTGGTCTGACGGGCTTGCCACAATTAAACAGAAAGCACAACAATTTACTAGCAC